ATGAACGCCGCCGCCTCGGCCCGCGAGAACTTGTCGGCAATGCGCCCCGCCAGCCAGCCCTCGATGTCAAAGGCGCTGTCATCCAGCAACCGCTGCGACGCCTTGGGCATCGCCGACAGCTCGTGCAGAGGAATGGAAATCCGCTCGATCGCGGGCGTGTCGCTTTCGGCCACCGGCCCCGCCTCGCTGGCCCAGCCGGTGCCCACATCGGTGTGATCCACCAGCACATCGAAGGATGTCGCCTCCACATGCACCACATTGGCGATGGACCGGATCGACGCGGTGGAATTCAGCACCGACCGGATCGTGTCGGCCGTCTGCGGATCAACCAGATACCCGCCCTCGGCCGCCACGGCGGTGTTCAGCGCCTTGCCTTCCAGCACCAGGCCGCGCAAACCATCGTCATCGCCCGTGCGCAGATAGGCGCCAAACGCCTTGAGATGCGGCGCGCCATCATCGCGGGCCGCCGAAAGGGCGGGACGCCCGGAAATCATGCTCTTGCGGTCCAAACTGTTCATCCGTTCTTCCTGTTGCTGCAAACGTTTCGCCATATCGTGCTGAAAACCCCTGAATTCGTTCAGAAACCCTGAAACAGCGGCCTTCATTTCCACCACCGGACCCTGCCCGTTGGACAGACCTTCCCCGCCCGCGGCCTTCACCTCGGTCTTGCTCATCATCTCACCTATCTCTGAAAGTTACCTGCGCGCGGCCTCGTCGCCCGCCAACTCGCGGCGGGCATCCTCGAACATGCCCGCCAGATCGCGCCAAAGGGGATCGGGCGTTTCGCCCTTTGCCCCCACCCGCGCCTCGGGAAGCATCGGAAAGGTCACCAGCGACACCTCCCAAAGCTCCAGTTCCAACAGCCTGCGCACGCCGTCCGGCCCGCGCTCGGCCCGCTTGACCCGGTAACCGATCGACAGCCCGTCAATCGCCCCCGCCCCCACCAGCGCCACCGCCTCGCGGCCCCGCGCCACATCGACCAGAAGCCGTCCCTTCACGAACAGCCCGCGCGCGTCTTCGCCAACCTCGTCCCAGACGCCGATCGGCTCCGTGGCGTCATGCTGCCACAACAGCTTGACCCGTCGCCCCGACGCCTTGAGCGCCGCCAACGAGGCGCCGTAAGCCCCCGGCATCACCACATCCCCCCCCTGATCGCGCTGCCCGAAGACAGAGGCGTAACCAGAGATACCGCTGCCCCCCGTCACCACCAGCCCCGCCTCGGGCCGGTGAAACTTGTGCTCCAACCCGTCCATTCCTGCCGCCATGCCAACCCCTTTCATTGCGCCGCTCATTGCGCCGCGGCCTCCAGCAACGCCCGCGCGCCGGTGGCCAGGACCATTCCAGCCACCCCGTAAACCGCCAGCCAAAGCCGACGCTCCAACCGCTCCAGCATCACCTCGATCTGCCGCAACCGGTATTCCAACCCCGACCAACGCTCCTCGGCGACCCGCTCGTTGGCCTCGATCCGCGCCGCCGCCGCATCAAAACTGTCGTACAGATACCGCGACCCCCCAACCTGCCGCGCGCTGCTCATGCCCCCTCCGCAAGCCTTGGCAGGCCCAGGATCGCGCGCTTCTCAGCCTCGGTCAGAAACGTCGCCTCACCGACCCGGCGCCACTGCTGATCGCGCTCGCCCGCAAGGGCGGGCACCTGATCCAGATCGGGCCGCAGATTGACCGCCTCGCCGGAAAACGCCGCCAGCCAGTGCGACACCGCCGCCGCCACCCGTGTCACCAGCGGCACAACCGTCAGCCGGTAAAACGCCCGGTGCGCCTCCTGATAATTGGCATAGGTCGCGTCACCGGTGATCCCCAGCAGCATCGGCGGAATGCCAAAGGCAATCGCGATCTCGCGCGCCGCCGCCTCCTTGGTCTTCTGAAACTCCATGTCCGAAGGGCTGAACCCCATCGGTTTCCAGTCAAGCCCACCCTCCAGCAGCATCGGCCGCCCGGCATTGCGCGCGCCCTGATGATGGCTCTCCATCTCGGAAATCAGCCGCTGATACTGATCCTCGGCCATGGTGCCCTGCCCGTCAGCGCCCCGATACACAATCGCCCCCGATGGCCGCGCCGCATTGTCCAGCAACGCTTTGGACCAACGAGAGGCCGACGTATGCACATCCACCGCCATCGCCGCCGCCTGCATCGGCGAAAATCCGTAATGATCGTCCTGCGGATGAAAAGACCGCACATGCAGCACCGGCTGCACCGCGCCGCCCATCTCGAACCGCACCGTGCGCCCGCCAACCGCATATTCATAGGCCGCAGGCCAGCCATCCGCCCCCGGCACCACCCGCATCCGGTCCGACCGCAGCACATGCAATTCCCCCGGAACCCTGCCGTTGCCCGCCACCGCTTCCAGATACCCGTTCCCGGTCAGCAAAAGCTGGCCAAAGAACGCCTCCAAAAGCTCCGCCTTGCCCTGTCCGGGGTTGGGGCGCGCAATCAGGTCAAGCACCGGATGCACGTCATACCGGCGGTCACAATCCTGCAACACCAGCGGCAGCGCCGCCGCGGCCTCGGCAATCAGCTTGACCGCCCGAAACCCCACCGGATTGCCCTGAAACCCCGCCCGCGTCAGCGACACGGCATCGCGCGGGCTCCACGCCGCGCGCCCGCCCCCGGCAAAGGTCACCACCGCCCCCGTGGCAGAGGCCTTCACCGCATCGGGCCCCGACCGCCGCCGCAAAAACTCAAACACCATCCCGCACTCTCCTCATTCACCGCCCCCAAATCCGCCCGATCGTCAACACCGCCCTGGCGCCGTGTCGCGCTCAACCGGGCCCGCACCTTGACCAAAGAAAAACCCCTCGCTCATTTCATCTTGGAAAAAATACTCATCTCCCCCGCCCGCCATGCACGCGCCGGTCAAGGCAATTCACCCGACTGACTGGGCCCCGCTAAAGGCTGCGCACCTGCGGCCGCCGCCATTGCGCTGCCGGTGCGATGATCAGATCGCTCAGCGCCCAGACCAACGCATCCACCCGGTCGGGGCTGCCCTTGCCCTCATAACCGCGCGCGGTGATCCGGCACATCTGATCCTCCAGCGCGCCAAGCCCGCGCAGGTGACGCACCCGGCCCTGTTCGTAAAGGGCCGCCACCGGCTCGGCGCGCGCCACCTTGCCGCGCGCGGCCCGCACGGCGCGATACGGCACCATCGGGTCGATCTGCCGGATCACCGTCTCGACCAGATCGCCGCCCTGATTGACCTCGGCCACCAGCCGGTCCGCGCCGTGCCGATCCATCGCGTTGATGGCCGCGCGCGCCCATTCGGTGGGCGATGCGGCACTCACGCTGGCATCCTCCAGCACCCAGGCCCGCCAGGTCTGCGGCGGCCCCTCGGTCACCGCGCCCACCACCACGATGCCGCAGGCATCCGATCCGGCATGCCCGGTCACCGGCGGATCAACCGCAACCACCACCCGGCTCAGCGCCGGGGCCTTGTCCTCGCGGCAGCTTTCCAGCCCCGTCGACGTCCAAAGCGCGCCCTCGGCATCCTCCAGCAACACCCCGTCCAGCTCCTGCCGCCCGATCCGGGTGCCTTCATACCGCCGCCGCACCTCGTCCAGGAACCCCGCCGCCAGATAGGCGCGGTTGGCCTCGGTGGGCGCATGGGTCACCACGGTCGACGGGTTCGCCAGGATGGTTTTCAGCACACCGATATTGCGCGGCGTCGTCGTCACCACCTGCTGCGGATGATCGCCCAGCCGCAGCGCGAATTGCAGCATGTCCCAGGCCTCTTCGGCGCGTTTCCATTTCGCCAGCTCATCCACCCAGGCCGCGTCGAACTGCGGCCCGCGCAAGCTGTCGGGGTCATGCGCCGAAAAAGCCTCGGCCACCGCGCCATTGGGCCAGACCAACCTGCGCCGCGTCGCTTCCCAGACCGGCCGTCGGTCGGGGGGGGAACAGGCGATGATCCCGCTCTGCCCCTCGACCATCACGGCGCGCACCTGATCATGGGTTTCCCCCACCAGCGCCACGCGCCGCGCCCGGCCGGGATCACCGGGGCCCGCGCCTTCAACCTGCGCACGCACCCATTCGGCCCCGGCCCGCGTCTTGCCCGCGCCGCGCCCGCCCATGATCACCCAGGATCGCCAGGCCCCATCGGGGGGCAACTGATGCGGCAGCGCCCAGAAATCGAACAGCCAGGGCAGCGCCAGCAGCGCATTGTTTCCCAGCCCGGCCAGAAATTCATCCACCACCTCCGGCGTCGCGGAGGCAAGCCAGGCGGCGCCCGATCTCATCGCGGGCGGCTGCGAAATCAAGCGCGCATGCGCCTGCCGCCCCCAGTTCCTGCTTGCGGAGTTTGTCAATGGTCGCCCTCTCATTCAAAACCGCCTGAAGTGCTGCGCGAAATTCCTTCGCAT